TTAAGTACCTAACCATTGCGACTAGGTGCATTAGCATTGTTAGATCGCCAGTACGGAATGTAGCTTCCATAAATGACTCTACAATGGTCATGTAAGTTTCAACATCAAGTTCACGATCATCCCAATCTGGATCAACTTTCAGATGTACTTTGTTTAGCATATGGTCTCCTACCTTGTAATAACCTCTTTCTTGCTGAAGTTAAGTAAACTTTTCTTATAGTCTGTAGATTGCAGGTTAATGTGATAACCCTGCGAATACATCCTACCACGCTTATCAAACTTCCAAATAAAGTAAAACGGTTGTTTCTTGTATAAGTCATACACCTTACGGCTGACATTAGACATTAACTGAAACTGTTGTACTTTTTCTGCAGTATCTAAAGGTTTATTACTACGTTCTGGATATAACAACATTTCTGAGTCTAATTCCCATTCAATGTTTTGTAGCATATTTAATGAATCTAACGCTTGGTACTTATTGTGCTGGTTTTGTTGACCTAAGATACAATGGTCATTTACTGAGCTAAGCCCTCCATCTTTATTAGAATGCCAATAAGGTCTTTCCACATTAGGTGGTACATAGTGGAATTGCTCAATAGTTTCTAATAGTTCATTACTTGGTGTTATTTTTGGTTCAATAGCTAATGTACCTGTTGGATTACCTTCGTAGTTAGCATGAAGTAATTCATACAAGCTACTGTTGTCATTAACAGCAATAATTTCTAAAGCTGTTTTAACATTTTCTAAGTAATCTTTATTAGGTAGTATTTCTGCCAGTCCACTAGCTATTTGTTGAACAGTAGTAATTTGACCATTACAACGTAGTATACCTGTAATAAGTTTATTAATGATTGTATCTAAATCTTCAGGTAATTCTTCTACTCGTTTATTTTTAGAGTCATAGTCATACCTTTTGTTTCTATAGACTTCTAAGTTGTAAGCAACTTCAGCAAACGTACTAATATTTATTTCTTGGCTCAACATATGAGCAAGAAGACGTTTGTTGTATTTACGTTCTATATCTAGCTGATTCATATTGACCTCCAGTTAGTTTATATGAGAGCTATTGAGAATATGGCTTATATTAAAATGTTAATCTTTAGTAATGGTAATAAATACTAAAAGTGATTAGGGTTTAAGGTTTGCCAGTTGCTGAATAATTAAATGCAGAGATAAATGCTGGATTAAAAATAGGGTACTAGTAGATAAGTGCTGCAGTAATTAAAAAAAAATATAAGACTCCGAAGAGTCTTAGTAATTGATAAGGGTTATTGAAGCGATTAATAATAATACGCCATTAATACTTGCTAGTATTCCTGAGAATAGACCACGTTGATCTACTGACATTTCAATAGTACCAACACCACCAAAGGTTAATAATAAACCGGTAATAACTAGAACAAATCCTGTTTGTTTAACAGTAAGCATGGGATACCTCACATAGCATTAAAAAAGAAAAAGCTATGCATTTCTACATAGCTTATTAGGGATTACCAAGGTTGATTGGTATCTTCTGATTGGGTAGCTAAGTCCTTGTTAGACTTAAGAAAAGCAGCAAAACCTTCTTCAGGAGTTACTTGTTTACTACTACGAGTAGCATCACTTAGATTGAATCTACAGCTATTTGCATTGAAGTATTGGTTAAGTACTTCTGGGTCTACATTACCTATAACTCTACCTACAAGGATGGATGCATCTTCAACAGTGGTTCTAATAAAGTTACTTCCTTCTTTGCTAGTAAAGCACTCTAGATTTACCTGACCACGTTCTAAAGCTGTTGGATCTTTAGATAACATATCTACAAGGTCTTTGTATACTTGTAGGATACCTAGCTGTATATCACGAGTTTCACCGTTTAAGTAGAAGCTAAGGTTTTTATTACTAGGGTTAGTGGCTTTCATGGTTCACCTCCAATAGTGATTAATTAATCGAATGCCACTGCTGAATAAGGATGGTTAGTCTTTAGTATGGATTGGAAGGAAAGGAAGGACTATCTACAGGGTAAGTATATTAAGAACTATATATTATATAGTATAAGAGTTTGAGCACATTAAAATTATAAAGAAATAATGTCAATATTTTTTTAATAAAAATTTAAATTAATTTATAAATACATACTCTTTCTAGGTACTATCTCTAGTGTGTATATGTGTAAATGAACAAAAAAAGGATAGCCTAAGCTATCCTTGGTTTGTGAATCTTTTCTCACGGTATGCACGATTCTTGTTAAGCATCTGCTCTGCATAGTCCAAGTCATCTTGCTCTACTGCACGTAGCTCTGTACCCATACGAGCTCTGTTGATTACTGCCTGTGCTGACAGTTCATCTGAAGCCATTACCGCTGCTTCGGCTAACGGATCGGCTATGGTCTTGATGAAGTGGGATAGAAATTTAATCATGATCTTACTCCTAGGTAATGGCATTATTGCCACTGCTAGATAATTGGGTAAAAAAAGGATGCTTATAGGACTACCATAGGGGGGGTATTCCAGTTGGTGGGCTGTGGTACATACAGTACCTCACTAATACCTAAAATTAAAAAATTCTAAAAAGTTTATATTAGAAAAGTCTAATATATAGTATTTGCCTATTTTCACATTCTGGCTTACTATCCACAAATTACCACTTAGCCTATAAGGTGCAGAATGACTACTAATCAACTCCTAACCAAAGAACAACTACAAAAATCATTACCCAAAGATGTACAACTCAAAGTAACCGATAACATCTTGGATTCAATCAACAGTGTCATTGGTGATCCAACAGTACAAGAAACCTTCAGAGAGAATATCCTTGGATTCAGTACAGTACTACGTACTGGTAAATATAAATTCCAAAGCTACGTAGACGCTGTTAAATACGTAAGCTACAAAATGCTAGGTGCTACCAACATTGAGGCTTACACTAAAACCTTTCCAGAGCGTTATCAAAATCTAGTAGACGAAGGTACACCTGATAATAGAATTCATGCTTACGTAGCAGCCTATAATAAAAACCAATTGGTAAATAAATTAATGGAACAAACATTAGTTCCTACTCACATTTTAAATGCTGACATTTACCAAAAAGCTATTAACGTCCAAGCTAATTTAATGATGACTGCTAAAAGTGAAAAAGTTAGATCAGATGCAGCTAATAGTTTAATGACCCAATTAAGACCACCTGAAACTAAGAAAATAGAATTAGACGTTGGTTTAAAAGAAGACCAAAGCATTAATGAATTAAGAAATAGCACAATGGAATTAGTTGCCCAACAAAGACGAATGATTGAATCTGGAATGTTAAATGCCAAACAAATAGCTCACAGTAAAATAATCCAAGGTGAGTTAGCTGACGATTAAAATAAATACGGATGCAAATATATGATCAAACAATTTTATTATGTAATGAAACATTTACTCTGGGACACATTCAATGCATCCGAGATATTATTATTAATTTTAATAGTCATCGTATTTGTATTATATGGTTATGTTCCACCTTGGATGAATTGGGCTTCGGCTCATTAGACGAATTATTATTATTTAAAAGTAAATTAGATTTAGCAGAATATAGTTTAGTTTATGAACAAGAATTAATGTTATGGGGTTAATATGAATACTGTAGTTAATAAATCTGTAGAAGATTATTTAAACGAAGTTGAATTTAATGACAGTAATTATATGCCTTCAGATTTTGCACTGGAGTTTGTCACATTTATTAAATTAGTTAATGGCGGTGAAGGTGAAGAAAACCTTACACCTGTATTACATTATAAAATGCTAGATCAATTACCTGGAAAAGGTAAAAACGTAGTTAACATGTTATTCCGTGGTTCAGCTAAAACTACAGTAATGGCTGAGTATTTGTTTTTATACCTGGCTCTGTATGGAAAAATACCTGAGTTTGGAGAAGTACCGTTAGCACTGTATGTGTCAGACAGCATTGAAAACGGTGTAAAGAACATGCGTAAGAACTTAGAGCATCGTTGGTCTGAAAGTGAATTCTTGCAGCAGTTTGTACCTGAAGCCAAGTTTACAGATATTAGATGGGAATTCACTAATAGTGCTGGTAACAAGTTTATTGTTAAAGGCTACGGTGCAGCTACTGGTGTTCGTGGTAGTAAAGAAATGGGTAAACGTCCTGTATTAGCTGTACTGGATGATTTGGTAAGTGACGAAGATGCTAAAAGCCCTACAGTTATTAAATCTATTGAAGATACAGTGTATAAAGCGATTAACTATGCACTACATCCAAAGAACAGAAAGATTATCTGGTCAGGTACACCGTTTAATAGCCGTGATCCACTGTACAAGGCTGTAGAATCAGGTGCTTGGGCTGTAAACGTGTATCCAGTGTGTGAAAAGTTTCCGTGTGCTAAAGAGGAATTTATAGGTGCATGGGAAGATCGCTTTACCTATGAATATGTCAAAGAACAATACGACATTGCTATACAAACTGGACAAATTGCATCTTTTAACCAAGAATTGATGCTAAGAATCATGTCAGACGAAGATAGATTAATCTTGGATTCAGACATTCTCTGGTATAAACGTGATAATGTTATTAACAATAAAGGCAATTTTAACTTCTATATCACTACTGATTTTGCAACTAGCGAAAGAAATAGTAGCGACTATAGCGTTATTTCTGTGTGGGCTTACAGTAGTAACGGTGATTGGTTTTGGGTTGACGGTATTTGTGCTCGTCAGCTTATGGACAAAAATGTGGACGATTTGTTTAGACTGTGCCAAATGTACAGACCACAACAAGTCGGTATCGAAGTAACAGGGCAGCAAGCAGGTTTTATTCCTTGGATCATGAATGAAATGGTCAATAGGAACTGTTATTTTACACTGGCTTCTGAAGGTAATAACGCTAAACCAGGTATTAGACCTAGTACAAATAAAATGCAAAGATTTAATATTGTGCTACCTTGGTTTAAAACGCAAAAAATGCGCTTTCCTGAAGAGTATCGTACTCATCCTGCTATGCAAGAGGCAATGGACGAACTTAGACTAGCATCACAGGCTGGATTTAAGAGCAAGCACGATGATTTTATTGATACCATATCTATGCTAGCATCATTAAAAGCTTGGAAACCTAGCCAAGAGTTACCTACAGAAACCACTATTGATGGTGTAAAAGATTTTTTGTGGGATGACGATGTTGAAAGCCAAGACTATACTAACTCATATATTGTTTAATTAGGCTAGGTGTCACTATGTTGCTGTCCGATTTTTTTAATTACCTCACTTATGGTGAGTTATCACAGATGGATTTTGGTGGGGAAGAGATTGGCGAAGTTACTTTAGCTAATTACCCTAACATTATTAGTAATGTTAACGCTGGTTTAATTGAACTCTACAAAAGATTCCCACTCAGTGTTAAAAAAGAAGTCGTTACTTACGTTCCTGACCAAGAAAATTACACATTAACGGCTAGTGACCTGCTAGTTGTTGAAAAAATCACCAATGAAGCAGGTGAATCTTACCCATTCAACGATGCTAACAATGAAATTTCCATATTTCAGACCAGTTTTAACACTATTAGCATCCCATTTGACATAAATAACACTGAAGAAGAGTTTGCTGACACTGATACTACGGTAACTGTGGTGTATAAAGCTGCTCCAGCAAGAATTCCACTAGATACAACAGATGCAACATCAGTAACATTGCCAATTACTGACCAATATCTAGAGCCTTTACTAAATTATGTGACTTATAGGATCTTTAGCGGTATTAATGCTAATAATCCTGATACAGTTAATTACTACAATAAGTTTGAAGCAGCCTGTGCACTGTTACGCAATGTAGGTATGTTTCATAAAGATGCCCCTACCAATTTACGTCTGGAGAATAACGGATGGCTGTAGATCCCGCTATTAACGAAGCAGTAGCCTTAGCAGAACTTTACCGAGATCAAGCAGCCACCAGTTCCCAATTAGCAGAAGCAGCCAAAGACGATGCTAATGCGTACACTGGAGAAGCGGCTACTAATGCTTCTTTGGCTCTGACTCGTGCTAACCTTGCTCTAGCAGCACAGCAAGCTGCAGAAGCCTCTGAGAGCGCTGTTAACGCAATCTTTGCTACAGTGCAGGACGTTTACCTTGGTTCTAGTGCTACGGCCCTTACACAGCGTCCTGATGCGTCTGCGCTACAAGTAGGCGATATTTACTGGGACACTAATACGTCACAGTTATTATTTTGGGATAGTGTTGCATGGGTTACACCAGATGCAGCAGCAACTACCGCTGCAGTTAATGCTAGTGCTAGTGCAGCTTCTGCTACTAGTTCAGCAGCTAGTGCAGCATTGTCAGCTGCTACAGCTACCGTAGATGCAGATACAGCAGTACAAAAAGCAGGTGAAGCATCAGCAGATGCAGCCGCAGCATTAACTTACAGAAACCAAGCAGCTGGATATATTACAAGTGTCACTACGTTTTATGACATGGCAGAAACCAGTGCTAACAACTCGTATACATATTCAGTAGCTTCGCAGAACTTTTCAGATTTGGCTTACAAATGGGCTGAAGAAGATCCTTACACTGAAGTTAATCCAGGTGAATACTCAGCAAGACATTATGCGTATTTAGCAAGTCAAACTGTTGCAGGTGTAGACACTACCATTGGTAACTTTACTGACGCTTACTCTGATGACTTAGGTGCTGTTAACGCTGCTATCAATACAGCTAACATTACTATTGGTGGTAACAAAGCAATTTATGATGCTTATGTCACTACTAATGACGCAGCAGTTAGTACAGTTAAAAACAGATTAGACGCTTACGACTTATTAAACCTAGATGGCAGAACTACGTCTGTAGAAGACACACTAGATATATTAAACGTAAACAGCGTAATACAAACAGTAGTAGATTTCCCTGCAGTTAAAGACGACCTAGAAGAAGGCCGTGAATATACACTGTCTCAGTTGATGGAAATTTACAAAGCCAAAAAGAATGCACGTTTAGAATTAGCATTTGCACAGCAATCTTTGGCTACTGACATTAATGATGCCCGTAAAGCTGCAGCACAATACCGTCTAGATCTAGCAGCAGCTATTGACGCTAACTCAGCACAAATTACTCAGCTTAACTATGTGTCTGCTGATTCTAAGTCTGCTTTGGCCCGTATGGTTGCTGCTATGCAAGTTAAAGCGTATGGCAACGAAGCAGCCATTTTAAATGAATCATTGTTACGTGCTGATGAATTTGGTGTATTGGCTCGTACCATCGAAGCACAGCTAACAGCTTTTGGATTACAGCAAGAAGATAACTATGATCCAACTAGAACTTACTACGAAGGACAAGGTGTTGTATACCTTGGTATTGGTTATCTTGCTACTGAGTCTGTAGTTGGTGAGAACCCTGATACAAGTGCTAAATGGATTCCTATTACTGATCTAAATTTAGCTAACTGGATTGCTGATACTTACGATATTGACCAGCAATACTTACAAGGCTTAATTGACGGTAAGATTGACACTTACTACGGTAGCGATGATCCATCTACAGATTGGACTGTTGAAGAAAAAGTAGAAAACACTGGTGACTTTTGGTTTGTAGAACAACTTAATGCTCAAACTGGTGAAACTACTCGTTCATTGTTTAGATATGACGGTGCTAGTTGGCAAGTTATTAACGATGACGCAGCTATTACTGCAGCAGCTTTAGCTCAACAAACTGCTGATGGTAAAGTTAGTACATACATTGGGTCTACAGCAGATCGTAATGATTTAACAGGCATGAGCAATGGTGATATTTTCATTGTTAATGACGTAGACGGTGAAGGTAATCCAACTAACGTTTACTGGATTTATGTAGAATCTGCACTTGAGTGGCAAGAAGTTACTGATGGTCGAGTACCAGCAGCTACAGCAGACATTTTAGATATTAAACAAAACCAGATTGGTTATTGTACTGATACAAACGGTAATATCTTTGATGCTGGTGGTTTAATTACTAACAAAACAACAATGGATGATTGGGTTACTGCTAACCCAGGAGCTGACGAGTTACCGTTAACTTGGAATGAAGGTTTACCTTTTGGCAAAATCTTTGAAGCAATTAAAATAAATACAACAGCTAATACTGGTTCTATTGAACAGCTATTTAAAATTTACGAAACAGCTATAGGCGACATTGAAGGTGAAATCACGTTTAAGTTGGACATTAATGGCAGAGTCGGTGGTTTTGGGTATAGCGGCAGCAGTGCTAATCAAGGAACTTTATTCAGTGTTGTTGCAGACAAGTTTACTGTAGCTGCACCTGCTGATTTTACTGTTGATAGTACTTCACCTCCAGCTAGTCCTACAGACGGTGACGTATGGTATCAACCTGATACAGGTGTAACTCAACGCTATAATGGCAGCGATTGGGCTGCATTTGATCCTACTCCCCCATTTACAGTATTAACTACTGAACAAACTTACGAAGGTAGAACAGTTCCTGCTGGTGTTTATATTAGTAAAGCAGCTATTGGGCAATTAGACGCTAATCAAATTAACGTGAGTCAGTTAGCTGCAGAAAGCATCTTTGTAAGTAAATATCGTGAAGCTGCTATTAACGCTTCTAGTCCTAATTTAGCTATAGGCTCTACTACTGGTGCTAATTGGACAGGTTCATTTACTGCAAGCAGCTATACACACAGCAAAGAAAACAGTTCTACAACAGTAGCTGAGTTTTTGTTAAGTGATTATTTAGATGCATTAACTGCTGGATCTGAATACACATTATCATTCTTGGGTCGAAAAGACTCTAACGTAACTGGCTTAAATATTCATGTATTGTCAGACACTGGTGGCGTTACTGTACTTAATCTGGCTAATCTAACTACTGAAGTTACTACTAGTTATAAGTATTTTGCGTACACATTTACTGTACCTAATGATTTGGCTGGATTAACTGATGTACGTATTCGATTTACTAACCCAAGCGTTACTAGTGGTACAGGTAAAATCTTTGTTAGAAATGTACAGTTAGAACTAGGCCCATATGATACGTTATTCCGTATTCCTGCTGCTGATACTGTTACTGCTATTGTTTCTGCTGCTACTACTGCTGATTGGGCTAGTGTAGACAGTAGACCTACTACACTATCTGAGCTAAATACTACAGATGGCAGTAAATTAGCAGGTATTCCTGCAGATGCAGATAAGACTGATTACACTGACAGTCGAATAGCTAATAGTGAAGTTACATTAGATGGCTTAGGCGGTGAAGCATCAGGAACAGCAGCTAGTTTAGTAGATGCTATTGTTATTCCTACGGAAAACCTTGTAGATACTTCTATGCTTGAAGGTGTAGGCGCTTCAGGTATTTATGGTGGGTACAATTATACCCGATCAAAATCTGTTCCTAGCAACACTAATTGGCGTATTCAAGGTTGGACTAAAAACTTATCTGACAGTCCTACAGCTGCTCAAGTACACGGTGATTACGTAGTTAGTTTTTGGATTAAAACTGATAGTGCTACCGCTACTGACATTACCTTTGATTTGTGTGATACAGGCAATTTTACTGTATCTGCTACTAGTACTTGGCAATATGTTTCTAAAGTATTTACTAACGTTACTAGTGTACATTTAACTTCTATATATTATGGATTTTTTGATATATATTCTGCTGCAGCTAGAACAATTACTATTGCCAATATGTTTATTGGCTACGGTAATCAAATAGTTGATTGGAAACCAAGTGTTAAAGATGCTTCTTCACCTGGGTTTTATAAAATAACTAGTTGGGCAGATATTGCTACTGTACCTACTGCTGAAAACTTTAGAGCAGCTTTTGGTAAGTATCCAATAGACCGTGATGTATTACTTTTAGAAGATACATCTACTCCAGTAAAACAAAAAATATATGTGTATGAAGCTAGTTCAAGTACATTCTCTGAGCAAGTAGGCTATTTTGCAGGTGATGTTCTTGTAGAGGGTACTGTAACTGCTGATAAAATTGCGGCTAATGCTATAACAGCCGATAGATTAAGTGTAGGTGTAAATGCAGATATAGATAAAGGTACTACTGCTCTGCAAATAGGTGATATTTCTGAGATTATTAGTGAGGGCAATCTACCTACAGGCGAGACAACTTATACTGTTTCAGGTGATAAAACTATCACGTTTAGCGGTAACAATGTTACCTCTTCTGGTGGTACGGATAACAGTTGGTCTGGGTCTTTTTATTCTGATATAGGTTATTCATCTGCTTGTGCAATATCATTCAAAATAGGTAGTGCTAATTTTGGTCTAATCAGATACATGATAGGTCTTAATACAGACCCTACTACCAATAATAGCTATGGCTCTATTGATTATCAGTGGTATATAAATACCACAAGTGCAACTTTATATACATCAGGCTCTAATGTTGTTCCTGAAAATGGTGGCAGCTTTAGTCTTGCTATAGGCGACACGCTATCGTTGGTATATGACGGTATTAGTAAAATATATTGTTATCATAATGCCACTTTAAAACATACCTTTACTGGGGTTAGTGCTTCTAAGTTTTACCTAGATTCATCATTCTATGACAATATAACCACTGAAGTTGACGATGTTAGATTTGCCCCTATTCAAAACATAGATTATGGCTCAATAGGTGGCGTAACGATTGCACCCAACAAGCTGTATCACGGTGCGGGTAACTTCAATAGCTCAGATACAGGGTTTTATTTAGATTCTACAGGGCAATTCAGCCTTAAAAACAACCTGTCATTTGATGGCGCTGATTTAACCGTACAGGGTAAGGTCAACGCTGCTGACTTTGTTGTAACTGGCAATACTACAGGCGTTTCGGCCAATACTGTGAAAGAAGGTGGTGTAACATCTGCATCTTTGAGCACAGATGCCATTGAGTTTATTGATAGCCGTATTTTGAACTTCATTGGTGCAACTGCATCAACTACTTATCCTGCAGTTGATCTGCTTACAAATTATTCTGCACCATTCGGTGCTATGGGTTCTGGCGTTGCCGAGTATCTAACTCTAGGTTTAGGTACTGCTATAGCAGCTACACACGGTATTCAGGATATTGAGCTTTCGGCTAGTGTACAACTGAATTGGTCGCATACGGGTTATAGTGGCACAGGTAACTTAACAATTACCTTACAGAGAGCAGACAACTCTAGCTTTACCACTAATTTGGTGGATATTAAGTCATCCGTTGCACCAATATCTTTCTACTACTTTAACGGATATCTGTACTACACAGAGGCGGCTGTAACTGCACAAATTGCAGCTAATGCACTGACAACCGGACAGGATTACTACTACCGACTCAAGGTGGTATCTGATGTAAACGTACAGTCTAACTCTAGCGGTGATTGTTATATCAGTCTTTATGAGGCGGCAGGGGTTGAGTCTACAGGTGGCGATGCAGCGACCTATGGAAGCCTAACCATTACTGGCGACTTAACAGTAAACGGTACAACCACCACTTTAAACACTTCAACCCTTGATGTCGAAGACAAGAACATCACGCTGAATTATGGCGCGGGTGACACCTCAGCAAAT